TTGCAATACCGCACTTGAGGCTAGACAACAATGTTTTGCCTGTAGTTTTGCAAGGTGTAAGCAATCCAAGAGCTGTAGATCCAGCGGCACCAATTGCTGACAATGGAGACATGCACAAAGTCTGCTTGGTGGACATTGGTATATTGGCACCCGACAGAATGCCTGCAGTCTTTGCCAATGTAGTCAATGGATAGCATTGCTTGTTCTGAGCGATAGTCTGCTGTTGACCACCAAGGGTAGCCAATGCATTGATACATGCCAACTTGACGTTCGAGCCTTCTGTACCCAGCGTACCCATACCAAGGCCAGCCTGTTGAAGGGCGTTGGCTTGTTGAGTAGCGGATGTAGCGGCCTCTGTACCAGCTCCAAGTTGAACTTGGTTCTGAGCTTGTTGAGCGGCAGAAGTGGTATTTGCCAATGCACCCAAAGCACTCTCTTTGGCTTTAGCGGCGCACATAGCAGTTGTGTATCCTGCGTTTTCCATATTGGCAATGGTGTTGTTCAGGCAGGTCATGGCGTTGTTTTCAACCTGACCTAATACTTGCGCACCACGCTGAGATCCAAACTGACCTGATCCTACAGTTGCCGCAACGGCCTGAGGTGCCAAGTTCTGTTGGATATTACGCATTCCAATGTTTGAGACGTTTTGCACCTCATTGTTTAAATAAGGGCTCATGTAGCACTGAGCTACTTGTCCTAGGCTCATCTTTGCTGTTTCGCAAATCAGTGGCTTGGCGGCACATAAAGGGCTCGCTGTAGTCGCCGCTTGCAGGTACGGAGTAGCTGAACCTGAAATATTCTGATTAGCGGCACAGCCTACAAGGCCAGCACCAGTCTGAAAGTTGCCAGCGTAGTTACCAGCCTCAGCATTGGCAGTGCAAAACGCTTTAGTCTGTAAGGGCTGGGCACCAACGTACTGAGCCGCACACTGAGCGGCTAGACCTTTATTCGCTAAGGTGGTTAGATAATTTGTATAGTACGACGGTGCGCACGTCGATTTATTCGATGATGATTGCAATAAATTAGCCATTTTTAGCCTTTACTCTTTTTAATGTAATCCAATGGTGACTTCGCTTTTGGAGGAATTTTGTCCGTGGAAGCATTTCGCTTATGCTCTCGTAGTTTCTCACGCAATCCATCCAAAATCTCAGAACCTTTCTTATTGTCGCCTTTACCAAGAGCTGTGACAAATGCCGCTGGGAAAACGTACTCGCCATCAGCAATCTTGGCAGGGACAGGGTTTCCTACAGCACCGTCTTTATGAGGCACTTGTTTACGGAAACCTTCTAAAACATGCATACCAGCCTTGCTAGATCCGTCTCCTAATGCAGATACTGTCTCAGCATCCATCACATAGTCGCCATCATGGAGCATCGCTGGAATATCGTCAGATTGGCCTGTACCTCCGCCACAAGCATAGTAGCCAGTCACGCCAGTAATAAATTCAGGGTTATGCCCTTCAGGAGCCGCCTCGTGATACTTAGATGGCAAACCACCAGCCGCTAGACCCATAGATGATCCGATGGATGAATGAATATGCTTAAGGGCAGTCAATCCAGTATTTTGTGAATGCTGATTACCCGTGCCATGCAATACCTCAGGCCCAGTATTAGAAAACTGAGGGGTCATTTTTGCCTGACAGAATGGGTTCTTAAAGCAACCAGCTTTTGGATGGTAGATGCCGCAACTGTCATCTTGGCACTTGGCAGAACCACCATCGGCAAAAGTAGTCGATGGTGCGATGTTTTCTGACTGTGCTGTTTGAAGAGCATTTTCTACAATTGTTGGATCAACCACTGCACCGCTGATATTGCTACCCATTGCGGCCTGCAACATTTGTGGCGTTATACCAGATGAAGTTGCGTTAGTAGGAAGTGGGGAACAAACAATTTTGCCTTCTTGCAATGGTGTCAATACGTCAGCACCTGCATCATGGCTGTATTTGATAACGTCTTTGGCAGTGCAAAGGCTTGGATTTGACGTACCTGATCCACCGCCAAGCGTGCTCAAGGCACTAGCACCAGCACCAGCGGCGGCAGTAGAAGATCCACTCAGACCAGATGGTGTAGCACCACTGGAAATGTTTTTAAGCTTGCCAAGACCTGCAGTTTTAACTTTTTTATGGCCTGCTTTTTTAGCACCTTTGATTTTAGGAAGCTTTAAATGTGGGTTGGAAGAACAACAACCACATGCACAGCATGAGCAACATGCGCATGAACAGCATCCTGCACAACTGCAAGAAGATAAGCATGAATCAGCGCAAGAAACACAAGCATTGCATGCAGTGCAGAATTCTTTCATCGTTGCACATTCTTGATTTGCTACGCATGTTTCATTGGAGATGCAAGGATTTGTTGTGGCGTTATCTGATGCCAAGCATTGAGTTTGTGCGGCACATGTATCAGCAACAGGTGTAGATTCAGGCAAACAAGTGCCAGTAGCTACGCATGAAGTCGTTGATGGTAAAGCTCCAGCACATGGAGTGCATACGCCACCAGTAGATGACAGTCCTCCAGTATCTGTTGGAGCACATACTTGAGCACCTGCAGAAGCCGTGCAAACACCACCTGTAGGGGCGCAAACACTAGCAGTAGGTGTAGAGCAGTACCAGCCATTGGATACTGATCCGCATCCAAAGCACTGAGCACCGTTAAAGCATGAAGGAGCACTGCTTACGCAAACACTTGCACCAACGCAACCTTCGCCTGCACCGCAGAAACCTCCAAAGCAACCCATTGCACCTACGCCTTGAGTAACTGCAGATATTGCGGCGCCCTCTAAAGCTTTTGTGGCACAACCAGTGGTTGCATAGGTAATTGTTCCGTTAATCAACGGGATTAATTCAGGATTGCCAGTTGCGACTGCGGCTATATCTGCAATCGCAGTTGTAGGGTTTTGAATAACGCTACAAACAACAGAACCTACATCACTAACAACAGTACAAACTGCATCACTGACTGCAGAAGCTACCGAACAAAATGCATCTGAAACTGCTGAAGCTACTCCACCCATATCAGGCTCCTAAATTTAAAATGACTCTAGTCTCGCCTGACTTGAGTTGTTGAGTTTTGTATCCCATGCCCGGCATTGGAGGATTCATTGAGATAATTTTAAAAATATGCAAAATGGCTGGATCTTCAAATTGAGTCACTAAATTTTTTAATCCCAAAACTCGACGTGCATAGACTACAAATAGTTTTCCATTGTCGACAAAGTTAGCCCCAGTATCGGCATTAAATGCTTTGAAATAAGCGGCATCATCTTTTCCGGGAATGACTTCAAACAGCGTATTGCCAAACTGTTTTGTTTTTACATTTTTGTTTGACAACTCAGCAATAACTGCTGGTAGCATCACTTTTAATGGCATTTTTTGAGGAGTACTCTCCAAATAGCCCATGACTATCTGCCCAATGTTTAATTTACGCTGTTTAGAATCAACAATCATTTATAACTCCGTTGAAAGCACAGCGGCAGAATAAACATTCCCCATTCCTGAAGCCACACTCAAAATCATCCCGTCGGGACTAAGTGCATCTTCAGACAGGTAGCGTGAATCACTAGCCGTTCTGTTCAAAATTTTAGGCACTACGCCATAGTTCAAATCATCCAGCAAAAGGCATGTTTCTAGCAAGCCGCTCGCTCCCATCGTGTGCCCTATCTTTGGTTTGTAAGATGTGGCTACAAAATCATTAAAAATACTCTCAAGAGCGAACTTTTCTGCCACATTGTTAGACTTTGTGCCAGTTCCATGCGTTTTGACTATTTTAATTTGAGTTGGGTCAATTTTGCTAATGGCTAGGGCTCCATTGATCGCTTTTTGATATCCTTCGCCATCTTCCTTTTGCCCAATGGCATTTGTATGGTTTTCACTTGCGGTATAGGCACCCATCAATTGAGCCATAGGATCAACGGCAATACGCTCGCTTTCAAAGATTGCGAGAACTGCACCTTGACCTACGTGAAATCCTCCATTAACCTCATCAAAGGCTGATGGCGTGATGCCCTTCATTTCGTCTTTTAAACTGAGACTTGCCTGCGCTTCCCCGAAGAATTCCAGTACCGAGTTCGATACAGCGTCCTCAAAGGACAAAACAATTACCCGATCAAAGCCATAGTAATTAATCAGGCTCTGCACATCCATCATGGTTTTTAGACTGCTGGCGCAGGCCGTGGCGTCAGTTGAGATGTATTCAATCTCACCGAATGCCTGAGCTGTTCTTCCGGCGTAAACCTGAGTCAGAGTAAAAGGCAGGAATTTATAGGCGTAATTGAGGTCATTTTCAGGGATCTTGCGTGGGTTGATTCCAGCAAGGTGACCATTGCCAGCCGCCAAAATAAAAGCCGTCTTCGCAGGTTTTTCACGAATTTTTGTGATTAATTGCGGATCAAGGACTTTTTCAGCCAGTTTATGGGGCGGATAGATCATTCCCAATTTGGCTTTGTTGTAGGTTTCAGGGAACCAATTGACCTTTTGAGGGTAACTAAGATTCTCAATTAACTCGACATGAGTAGTTGATGCTGTTCTGTAGTCGGTCAAGTAGATCATTGAATTTGCTCCAAAGCCCATTCCAATGATTCAGGATCACGACGCTTATGCTGTTGGATCTGATCATACATTTCTTGCATGGTCGTAGGATTCATCTCCTTGGCGATCTCATCAGGAATATCGTAGATCATCGCCATAAACATGCCAATCATGATCATGTCCAAACTGTCAAAACATGAATCCACGAATCGCAGATCCATAGTGTCAATTGATACAAAATCGTGATGAGCTGGTCGAGCCACTCTTGCAACTGCATTAAATAAGTCTAGGAAGTTCATTGTGGGCTTATCGACATGATGTTGACCATCTGTGTCGCCCACTCTTGCCAGTTTTCAAAACCACGGGCGTCAGGCACCCCTGATTGCACAAAATATCCGATTCCATTGAGTCCGTCCACCCAAGTTCTCCAGTCTTTTTCGTCCACATACCCCAATTGATTGGGGGCAAATAACTCAGCCATCAGTTTGCAGTACTGATCCCAAGTCATCCCACGGGGATCGTAACTAATCATTACGGATTCCCGGTACCACGAACATCTCCAGCTTCTACGCTTAATACTACTCGACCCATGAAGTAAGTGCCGTTTTGCGTATTGCTTGAGAATCTGATTCGCATCTCACGACGCTGTTCTTTCATGTCTATTTTAAGTGTAGTCGGACTAAAGGTATATGGTTTTGATACCTGATCAGTATCGTCGGCATAACCCTTACCAGTGATGGTGACTGTCATGTCGCCAACTTGCTGGAAGTCCGGCTCTATTCTTTCTACACGTGTCCAATTATTGTCGCCCGGCTGTTGAGCATTACCCACTAATCCAACGCTTTGACCCAAGACGTTTGTCTCGAAATACGATGGAATAGCATTGACGTTTCTAAGGAATACCTCATCAGTTCCCTGTTCATGCACCCACAGAGTGTATCCGTCTGCAATATTGACTTGATTGCCAGCCCAAATAGGCTTTTTAAATACTTCAGAGAATGTACCTGCAGAACGAGCGGCACCTTCGGCAGAGCCTGCGTCATACCAACACTTTTCACGCACGTTAAAGATAATCGCATCAGTACACTCGGTAGCATCGCCACGAGGATAGAACCACCAAATTTCACCCCAACGTGGAATCTTTGAAACCCATACTTTTTGACGTTGATCAGTATTGACGTTGTCAAAGAACCAGTTGAGGTTTTGAGTATTTGAAACTTCTTGCACAACACCGTTGTACATCAAGAAGCGATCCACACCGACCCAGTAGAAAATACCGTCATATTCGATGACGCATGAGCTAGATAGGATAGATGACTGTTGAGTGATGAGGTCGTACTTCCAGTAAAGCGTAGAAGTGCCCACAGTCTGCGGAGCATAGGTCACCCGTACCACTGAGTCCAAAGTCCAAAATAAACCTGCTGGAGACGTTGTACCGCCCCTTAAAGGCAAGCCTTTGACCACTTTGGTAGATGCTACGTTATTGGAGTTCGAGTCAGCAGATGTCCAGTTATTAAAGTCACCTGCGGCACAGTTTTGAATTAATCCGTAGTTTCCATAAACAAAAAGATATGGGAACAACATGACAACACCACCTGAAACATCGATGTTGTTGTCAAAGGTCAGAGTTTCAGAGCCTGAAGTTGTCGCCGCATTACTTAGGAATGCAGTCCACAAATTGGCAGTGATTGTCGATAGGGTTGAGATAGATCCTTGGAATCCTGTTCCTGATCCAATACCACCACCGCTTAATGTATAAAGGTCGGCAAAAAGATAATTTGAGCCACCAGCAGTCACGGTGACAGATGTCACGGCACCGCCAGTAACGACTACAGTTGCTTGCGCACCTGAGCCGATATAGTTGCCGACAATTGACACGCCAGTGTGCGTGCCGTTGGTATAGCCTGATCCAGCAGTATTAATTGAAACGCTTCCGACTGGGCCATATTGCTCCAAATTGGAAGATGTCACAGTCGTATTGGCTGGAATACCTGTACCACTTACTGTTATGCCTGCGCCAATCGCCGCAATAGTGCTTGCAAAAGTGATTAGCTTAGATCCTGATGTCAGGTTAGCCGTCTCAGTAAAAACGCCCACAGGGCTTAATGTATTCCCTGTGAATGGGCCAATCAAAGGTCTTGTATTGACAGTTGAGTCAATGTCAATCAAATTCTGACCGGGATGGGCAATCAGATTATTTTGGCCTGTACCGTATGGGTCGTAACCGATATCAAATTGCCACAATGTTGCATCGCTTGTGTAATAGCTCGAGACAGCAGAAATATAGCCAGTAAATCCAGATCCAGTTCCACCAATGCTTGAATTTGCAATGGTGAATGGCTCATTAAATGGATAGGTATTTGTTCCGCCATTAGTAATCGTTACGCTGAAAACCAAGTTGCTTGACACTACGACAGTTGCCAATGCGCCTGTGCCAGTAGTTGTGACTAATGGGACGTTGGTGTATGTGCCATTGGTATAGGCAGATCCTTGGGTAACAATGGTCACACCAGTTACCGCTCCAAGAGGAGTAATCGGTGTTGGGCCAGTACCTACTGCGTCATCGTTATCAATAGTCCACTGTTGCAAGCCATCGCTAAATCCTGATACGACCCAAGTCTCACCATTTTGAGACTGCAAAATCATGCCACGACTGATACCTTGAGCATTTAAAAATGCCCCGTTATAGCCTCCAATTTTGCGTGGGCGTCCGTACTGAAATCGAACCCATTGACCATCAACATATGCTGGTGCGGCAAATACGGTTCCATCCCGTTGGATACCTGCACCAACTTGTAGGACAGCGACTTTGATAGTCATTAAAACGCTCCGCCATTAATACCAACAGGCAAAAGTAATCCGTTTGCGGTTAATTGGCCTGCCGCAACACCTGCGATGGCAAAACCAAGTTGACCAGATGCCGCTAAATATAAGCCAGTTAATGCGTCACCTTGGAATGACAATGATGGTGCAGATGCTGAACCATTACCTAAAGTCAATGCATTAATAAAGCTAGATGTTGAAGTCTGAGCGTTATAGACGTTCGTGCCATCGCAAATAGCAATAATCGTTTGATTCTGAGGTAATACGATAGTTGTTCCGCCCACTGCTGACGTCTTAAATGTCAATGTGTATGGGCCAGTTGTCAAGTTTCTAAATGAATAGATTTGAACTGTTGGCGGAAGAATGATGACAGCATTACTTGTCAAGGTGCCTGCATACTCTTGAATAATGTTTGATGCCTGTGCATCAGTCAAAGTAGTTGTGCCGCCAGTAATAACAAGGTACAACTGAGTAAACGCAAATACTGCGGATTGACCGTAAGCATAGGTGTACCAATTCAATCCATCAGTAGCTAATACAAGTGATTCTTGAATCTGCAATTGCCATGCCGAGAAGGTCACGTCAATCATGTTTGTGCCTTGTGGGGCAATATTCAAAATGCCTGAACCATCATTCTTTAAAACGATGTACCAGCCAGCACCAACAGTTTGAGCCAATGGCAAAGTCACTGTGCCAGCACCACCAGTCCATGCATACAATCCTGCACGATCTGCAGGCGTCAAAGTGTAATTAGATGAGAACAAAGATACTGGAGTTGACTCATTTAAAGTCGCTCCGATAGCTGTCAATCCATAACCAGCCAATGTGGCGGCATCAGAAGATGATGTTCCGGCACCAAAAGTGACGTTGCTCCATGTGCCGTTGACGGTTGTGTTGTCAGTCAAGTAAATGTAAATAGCAATACCGGGAGCAACTGTAGTGATCGCTCCAAGACCTGAATTCTTAATATTGACTGTATGCGTGCCAATGTTTCTGATCAATACGGATTGACCGTCAGACACCTCTGTTGCCGGAGGCATGATTAAGCTAAGGCCATCGCTAGATGCAGATACCTCAATAATGTTTGCGACTACATCTGCACTATTGCCATTAACAGGCCATTGCAAAATGGTATCGGCGGTGATGGATAAACTCTCATAGCCAACTTGACTTGGAGAAATTGTTTGTCCTGTATATGGGGAAACGTAACTTGTCATTTTTAGCTATCCACGGCAACGGCTTGACGATCACCAACTCGGGCCACATCTTCTGTTTTCAGAGACTGGACTGCTTCGGTGTACTTTTGTTGAAAAATTTGGCGTTGGTCGTTTTTAAGGAACGGCATTGCCTGCAATAGCGTGCCAAACAACATTGCAGTCGGTGCATTCTGAGTTAACCAATTGGTTTGATTGGTCGAGCTCAATGGTTGAATGCGCTCATAGTAAAGCACTTCAAAAGCATAATTTTGATCAGGTGTAGGAGCCAAATACCAGTGATCCCAATCAGTATCTGCA